CTAAGCTACTGATTTAACTGGATTTGGTAGCTCTACGTGTTTAACAACATACTTAGTTGTTTTGCCTGAAGTAACCATTTCAAATGTAATATCTGCTTCCAACGGAAACTTGTGCTGACGTAACAACGTCAGGTTTGTACGGTCTTGCCAGTTAAAAGTCTCACAGGCATTACCAACAGAATTACCTTGAGACTGATCCAATGGAATCAGGCAATACAAAGCTACATGATCATAATGACGACCATCATCTGTTTTAAAATCAACAGCTTTAGCACCAAGGATGGTTACTTTGTTTTTAAATTGCATCATTGCTACATTCTCCGAGCAGTTATAAGCACATGATCCAGACGCTTTGGATACGCAAGCGGATCAGAGCAAGAAATTAAATTGATGAGTTCTTCAGGTTCGAAGACTTCTTTAAAGATATTGATGTACTTACCGTACTGGTGCTTCAAATTCTTGATAGCGGTATCAAAGTTAATCTGTGCAGTCTTCTGAATTGTCTCAATTCGGGCTGGCTGCATATCTTCAGCAAGAAACTTAAAGCATGGATAAGCAGCGATAAAATATTCACTGGGTGCAAGTAACATATCGAATGGCAGTACACGATCTACAGACTTAAATTCAACCTCAGCACGTTGCCAGTTATCATTCGGATCACCTTCAGCACGACCCTTCTCATATAAACGTAAGAACTTACCTGATTCACGGCTGCCAATAGTTAGAGTACGACCACGACCATTAGGACGCTTCCAGTTACCTTTATGTTCTATATTTGGAGCACGATTACCACAGCTAAAGCCACCTAGCCCATCCTGCATATTTCCCCAATCAACGTTGATCTGTTTACCTTCAAAGTCATCATGAGCAATATCTACACGCGTCAATTTAGGTCGCTTCGCAAGTGATACAAGAAAGTGATAAAGCCTTAATTCCCAACCTGATTTAGCAAAATTACAACCTCTACCATTAATCATGATTAGAACAGTATTTCTCTGGCCACCAATACAGATAAAACCGAAGTCTTCACCTAGCACATAGCTTTCATCATAGAAATTTAGGCCCTTATGACGACACGAACTGGTTGTAAATCCAAATATATGCTCCAGGTGAATATCAAGAGCATCAACAGCAGCAGTAAAACGATGAGATTCTGTAATGAACTCATCTTCCTGCCAGAACTTATCCCCCATTGTTTCTATGCCAATGGTGAAGTTAACCCAATCAATAACAGCAATTTCATTGTCAGCAGGCATGCGGAATTCAACATGCTTTACACCATCATTAGTCATAAGCATGTGAGTTGATGGAATTGTATATAGTTCATGCCGCTGAAACGGGAGATCAGCATCTTGAGGCTGCGTATCAGAAACCGTTACCCCCATCTTATTAATGGGGGTTTTTAATCCCCCCCGTAATGCAGTGGGGTTTGGTTGTTTTTTATACTGACCCATTAGCAAATCCCCATTTCTCTAAAGTTGTTATTCTCAGCACGAATTGAATCACAGTACTCAGCAACTGAAGCTGACTTATAGCCCCACTCCACCATGCACATTTCAAGATGATGCAGAACAGCTTCTGATTCATAAGCAGGATTCCCTGAAATAATCATTTGTACTGCCCTGTCGAAAACTATCTTAGAGACGACTTCAAAAGCCTGTTCTTTATCCACTGTAACACCGTTACACGTTACATAATGGATGAACAGTAACACGTTACACCGTTACAAAGCAACACGTAATACAATACACTGTTACAAATTTAAGGAATTTATGATGGCTGAAGAATCGAAGGTATACCGCGTTAATCCAATATTTCTAAAACGGATTAAAAAAATATGGTTAGAGACAACAATTGAAACCAAAAAGAAAGTAGAAGAATCTGATGTAGTAAATGCGGTTCTATATAAATTCTTAGATCAAATCAGCGTATCTGATGTAAAAGAATACAGAAGAGAGATTAAAGGGAAAGATGACTAAAATAACTACATTTAGTCTAGATTGGGAAAAAAGATGGGCTTAGCATTATTCTGCTTAATATTTGGTTTTACTGTGGGTTACCTATGGAGAGATTCACAGTCAGAAAAAATTAAAAAAGAAAAAACAAAGGTAAAAAATAGAAATATTTATTTAAGCTACAACGAAAGGCAACGAGCAAAAATATATCATCAGAATGATGCTGAAAGAATAAGAGAACTAAACTTACTCTCTACAAATGAAAGTAAATTCATGAGGTTATTACAATACCAATTCACAGAACATAAAATTATTATTAAAGATAAGAGATTTTATATTGCAGACCAAGATTACTATCCTATTGCTATATTTGAATATCGAGATGGCACAAAAGAATTAAAAGTTAAAGATAATGAAGATGGTATTCCTGTCTTCCTATACAAAGCTATTATCTCAAGTGAATCAATTTCAGAAGATAAATTATCGCTTAATATAGGGTAAAACAAGTTTAATAGCAGTGTACCCTATCCTCTCCCATGCCTCCTTACACTCGTCGAAGCTCCTCGCGTGCGTCGGCATTGTCGATTTCGCATAATGCAGATTCATGTTAAATAACACCGATTTGCAGAGAAATGATTGCAAATCGGCTATGTAACATAATCTGGACTACATTATGCGAAATCAGTTAGAGAATTTTATATAGACAAAAAAGGCAAAAAAAAGGCCAATAATAAGACCTTCACTAAACCCCATAATCCAAACAATATCTAAAGCCTGTTGCATAACATCTCCAGCAAAAGCGTAATCAGAGGGGGAAATATTCATATTGCCATTGTGTCAGTTCGTAGACACTCACTTAATATTTTTCTTTTAGGGTTCTTCATTGCGTAGCAGATCGATAAGCTTTTTTTGTTAAAAAGCTTATGAGCATCAATGATGCTCAATCATGTCACGATGTTGTTGATCACATGATTTCATTTGAGCAGCTAAAAGAGCTAAAGAAATAAACATTAAAATAGTCAGAATAATATTAGCTCTCATATTAAGCCCTCTGCTTTAGTTTGTTGTTGTGCTTGTAGCTGTTGCTGCGGCTGCTGAAAGTAATTAAAAGGTCTATCACCGTTTTCAATTAATCTTTTACAGTCGCTACTGGAGACATCATTCAGAATTGTTCCCTGCTGAGTGTATGCAACATATTTATTGCCTTTCTTCATACAACCGGCAAATACAGGTTTTGCCGTAACTTCATAATTAATGTTCGGCTGAATGCCAGAATCATCAAAAGGCTTGCTCGGATTATATGAGATATGAACAGTCTGTGGATTAGCTCCAGTAATGGAACCGCGATTAACTGTAAGATTCTCAAACCATGCGACACATTCAGGTTTTTCAACATTAGTAGCTTTACGACATTCAATATCAAGATTTGATTGGACTGTTGAACTCTGACCCTGTGCAGCAGTATTTTTAGTATCTGTTTTTTCTGTTGTTTTAGTTTGATGTGGCGTACCTGTAGCAATCTGTCTAACCACGTTATTTTCTTTTGAAAATGAACAAGTAAATAAAGCAATACATGCAATTAAGACAGACGTTAAAATCATGATAAAACGCCAAGGCAATCGGCGTTTATGTGTATGAGCAGTTGAAGAACGATAATATTTATAAAGATCACTAGGAAATACAAAAGTCGATTTAACTTCGGCAGTAGCTTTATTTTTAAATGCGTTAGGGTCAATCTTTACAGTTGACCATTCATATTGAGTAGATCGCTTAAGACCAAAAGAATTAACTAGATGTCTATGATGACCAGTAACAGCACGAAAGGTCTTATGAACAAGGTCAGGAAACTGTGTAATCCCGACAATATCAAAGCCCCGATGACGATGTATTGTTAAGTCTTTAACAATCGGGTCAACTGCACGAGATTCGGACGAGAAAACAGGGATATTCTGGATTTCATCATAAACAACAAATGAACCATCAGGTAATTTACGCCAATCAGCATCAGCCGGAATAGGTCGAATCGTGTCAATTTCAAGACCAGCAATATTTGTATAAATTGTTCTAACAGGACGAACTTTATTTAATTTTAGATTATATTCATTATTAACTCGTTCAATAATTTCATTATAAAAGATAGAGCGAGAAAAATATTCTTCTATACGTTCAGATGATTTTAAGAAATCAAAATAGGTATTATCAAAATGAAAAACCTGCTCTTTTAAATCAACACCTTGGCCTACTTTTCGAACACAATATAAAAAATCATCAGATATTTTTTTATCCTGGATAACCTTTAAATTAGTTTCATATATTTTGGGATTAAGAATGATATTTTTCTGATTAGTTTTTTCTAACTGAACAATATCACGAACATTAATTAAGGTTTTTCCTGCACCTGGAGTGCCAGTATCTAAACGTATCATTTTAAATCTTCTTTAATGCCAAATTACCAGCATTCAGTGAAAGTCTAGTCACGATTGCTGCAAGTACAGTTGAAAAGAAAATATCAAATCCAGCTAAATGAAGGATTGCAATCAAGTCACCCGGTATTCCATACGCTTGCTGTTGAACAGCATTTACAGCCTGTTGAAAAGCGACATAGGAAATTGAAGAAGTAGTAAGAGCAAGACCAGCGCCAGTAAGAATATTCTTTAATGTTCCCTTTTGAATGCTTTGTAAAATAGTAGATAAACTCATTCTGTTTTTACTCCACCAATAATTAAAGCAGCCACAAAAAATCCGACAAAGATAAGAACAGGCTTTGCAGTTGATACTGTTGTACAGATAGGCTCATATGAAATAGGCATTTTGATAACACCGACACCCATGTTTATTTCAGCTTGTCGATCATCAGGACACATGCCACCGAAAGCTATATCTGTGTCTATATCTGGTTGTTCCTGATCAGGTATATCTAGTTCTGTATCTTCATTTTTCTCTGAGGTTGCCCACTCTTTGGCTTCTGCCCATGATTGAGAAATTGAGTTAGCCCATGAATCTGCTTTTTGATTTGCTGTATTCCACCAGCTCGTCAGAGTGACTGGAAACGAAATTACAGTTTGAGCAGCTTCGCAGACGAGAGGTGCCCAACCGCAGAACGCGGGAAATTCTAATTTTATGTTTGTGACGTTCGGTTTATCAGGATTTTGTGTTTGTTCACCAGTAGCTGTATTTTCAGCTTCAATCGCTTTTGATGCTTCTAGTTGCTGAACAATCGGAGCAGCTTTGGCAGTGTCATTTTCTGCTTCATTAATTACATCTTGTGCAGCAGCAGTAATCGCTTGTTGTGCTGATACATCACCGCCGGCAGCATTTGAAATAACTTTTTGAGCAACAGTAGTAAGCGGAAGTGTTTTTTCTTCTTCTTGTCCGTAATCAGGATTTATATATCTATAAATCATCCAGCCTTGTGGAAATCTTTCAGCAGTACAATAACCATACTCGCCACGTGAAGAATCTAAAGTAATTTTACCCTGCCACCCCCCTATATTTGCAGCATCTTGCTTTTGACAAGCACCATAGGGAGTATTAGCTTTTAAATCAGAAGCAACTCCATACATATACTGACCAGGGATATCAGGATCTTTATATTTAATCTGATTATTAGCCGGATCTAAAACCCAGTCGACAGCTCCGAGCAACTGTTCTACAGCAACAGAAAGCGCATAACCCGCTGCACCACGCTTCAATACATTTGCAACTTGTGAAGCATTAGGCGTTATTTTTGCAGTACCGCGAGCTATCTTTGAAGCACCGTTTAAGATAATTTCTTTCGTACCGTTAACGATTGCAGATGCACCCGAAGCCACTGGAGAACCAAGGGACCATCCGCCCAAACTTGCAGCATTGGCTTGAGTAATTAAATTAAAATAAAGAGTGAATGCAAAAAAGACAGAAAGAAACTTTTTCATTTAATCACTCTCCATATCCCATGTAATGCAATCCAAGGCACAATGACCAGTAACCAGTAAAAAATAGATGCTTCTTCCATACTCCCCCCTTAAATGAAAAACCCTGCCGAAGCAGGGAATTTCGAGCACTGATTACTTTGCACGTTTGACGTAAGCCCAACCCAAAAGCAACGCAACTACACCAGCAAGAATTGTTAGAATCGACAACACACCGGAAGAAACACCGCCCATTTCTGTTGAAATCTCAGTAAAGAGATCAGCAACACCAGCAGCATTAGCACTTGATGCAATTACCATTGTTCCTACAGCAGCACCAGCAGCGGCAAATGTAGGACAATGACGTTGGAACCAAGTTTTTTTAACTTGAGCAACTGGAGCTTTAATTACTTCTACGTTTTTGTAAGTCAT